ACTCCCCTTTCCGTGCATTGGTTTGGCATTTCCCAGCGGTAACCCTCATCGGCACTAGGGCGCAACGGCCGACATAGGCATGAGACCCCTTTAGCTAGGCCCTCCATGCAAGAGACGAAATCACTTCTCTTGATTGGACGTTGTCATGCCCACAGAAACCCTTCCCGGTAGCAAGCGTCTTGATTGGCTGAAGCGCCAACGTGATCAGGCCATGGCCGATGTTGAGGCCATTACCGACAAGGCCACCGACGAGGACCGGAACCCTTCAGAGGCTGAGGAACGTACGCTTCTGGAGCGACGGGCCCGCATTGAATCCCTCGATCAGGACCTTGAGGTTGAGGTTCAGATGGTCAAGCGGTCCGCCCAGTATGCGGACCTGACTGACGGCATTGGGTCACCCCCTGAGCGGGTCGAGCGGGGGGAGCTTGTTCAGCGGGCCGCACCCCAGGATCAGACGTACGAGACCCCAGGGGCCTACCTCGTCGACTACCTGACCCGTTCCGAGAACCCGGAGGCCAGGGCCCGTTTCGACCGGTACCTCAAGCGGGCCGTGGCCCATCAGACCACGGCCGCAAACCCGGGCCTCTTGCCTACGCCCATCCTGGGGCCCGTCTTTACCCAGCAGAACCAACGCCGGCCGGCTATTGAGGCCACTACCCGCCGGCCATTGCCGGGCCCGGGTAAGACGTTCCAGCGGCCCAAGATCAGCCAGTACACAACGGCGGGCCCGCAGACGGCCGAGAAGGCTGAACTCCCCAGTCGGGTGATGCAAGTCGACCCGGTAACGGTCACGAAATCCACGTATGGCGGAACCATCAATCTGTCATGGCAGGATCGTGATTGGACCGAACCGGCCATCATGGACCTACTCGTCAGCGACCTGGCCGCTTCCTATTTCCAGGCCACCGACGCCGCCTTCTGCACCTATTTCGTGGCGGCTGTGACCCAGACCCACGCCATTGCCACGCCGGACGGTAAGGGTGTCATTCAGGCCATTTATGCGGCCACGGGCACGATTTACGGCCAGACCAACGCCTTGCCCGACACCCTTTGGGTGGCGCCGGATGTCTGGGGTTCCCTGGGTTCTCTGACTGACTCCACGGGCCGCCAGTTGTTCCCGACGGTCAATCCCATGAACGCAATGGGGTCCATTCAGCCGTCCAGCATGACGGGTTCCATTGCCGGTATGTCGTTGGTTGTCGACAAGAATCTTCCCGTTGGAACCGCCATCCTGGGCGATAGCTCATTCGTCGAGGTGTACGAAACCATTGGCGGCCAGGTCTCCGTCATCGAACCGTCCGTCCTGGGCACCCAGATGGCTTTCTACGGGTACATTGCTTGGCTTGTCTTGGATGCCAAGGCTTTCGTCAAGATCACGGGTGTGCCCGCCTTGCCTCTGTCCAGCGATACCCAGGACACGCCGCCGGCCGACACGCCGGCCGGCTACACCAAGTAGGTAGCTATGCCACAGCCGACAGGGCCCAATTGGCCGGACCTTGACGAGTACAAGCTTTGGGCCCGCATCACGGATACCAAAGATGACGTGGCCATTGATCAGGCTCTCTTGGCTGTGAAGCTAGCCGTCATTCAGCGGTGTCCAACGTTGGAAACGGTGGCCTGTCCGGAGGATGTCCAATATGCCGTCCTTCTCTGGACCAACCGGTTGTTTGTCCGCCGGAACAGTCCAGAAGGCATTGTCGGTATCGCCGATATGGGCATCGCCACGGTCAGCAAGGTCGACAAGGACATCGGCCAGATGCTTTCACCCTGGGTAGAACCGGTCATTGCCTGATGGGTTCCTATCTGCGGGCCCAGGACATCGTTCAGAAGCTGGAGGCTGAAGGGGTGAGGGCCACTACCGACCCTTCAGCCTTCAGCGCCCCAGGCATCCTCGTGACGCCGCCCAATCTCGTCATGGACCTGAATTGCGGAGTCACCGCTTCCTGGACCCTCGTGGCCATTGCGCCGGCCGCCCAGGGTGCCGACCGGTCCTCGTGGCAGGAACTGGACGCCCTCGTCGACGCCGCCCAGGCCGTCCTTGATGTGGAGTCCGCCGACCTTGTTGCGTACGTCCTGAACGGGACTAGCTACCCCGCTTATCTGATGTTGTTCGATGAAGGGATTTAGCCATGGCCATTGTTGAGTCCAAACTCAAGACGGGAAAGCTAACCCTTGGGGTAGCGCCGGGAACTGAGTTTGCCTGTCAAGCCACCAACGTCAGGATTGTTCCCAGTTTCAATGAGGAAGGTGACGCCGTCGAGACCCTTTGTGGGGACACATTGGCGCCCGCCACCACCACCACCTGGAACCTTCAGGGGACATCCATTCAGGATTTCGACAAGCCGAACGGCTTCATTGAGTACAGCTGGACGAACAACCTTTTGGAGGTTCCGTTCACCTGGCAACCCAATGCCTCATCGGCCAAGTTCACGGGAACCGTCCAGGTGCGGGCCGTCGAGGTTGGTGGCGATGTCAACGTCAGACTGACGACCGATTTCGATTGGCCGATTAGCGGAGTGCCCACCCCAACCTGGGGTTCAGCCGTGGTGGCCGCCAGTGGCGCAACCGCCGGAGTGCCCGGCACCTGGACCCCCTCCGGGTCCACGCCGCCCAGTTCGGTCGCCAACCTCATCGCCGGCACCCCCCTGACCGTGGCCGCATCGCCCAACACGGCCTGGACGACGGGCCAGTACGTCCAGACGGGTACGGCCGGCGCCCCAGGGCAGGCCCATTGGAACGGGACGGCTTGGGTGACGGCTCCGGCACTGCTGGCCGACGACAACGACACAGCCGACGACGAGTGACCATCGAGGTTGCCGACGAGAAGGCCCTCAGTGGCCTTGAGAGCGTCTCCCAGGCCCTCCGGGCCCCATTCCCCAGGGACGGCCTCAAACTCATTCTGAGCGCCGCCAGGACGAGGGCGCCCGTGGTGACCGGCCACCTTCGCTCGACCGGCGCCCTCGGCCAGGAAGGCGTTGTCTTCTCGGCGCCGTATGCCGGGCCCATCCATTGGGGATGGCGGGCCCGGAACATCAAGCCGAACCCGTTTCTCATTCGTGGCGCTGAAGCCACCGTTGACGAATGGATAGCTATCTATCAGGACGAACTAACCGCTGGGTTTGGGGAGTGAAATGGCCAACGTACGCAAACACATCCGGGTCAGCTGGAACAATGCAAGGGACATCGCAGAAGCCGCAGAAATGGGGGGCGAGAATGCGGCCCTATCTGGGTTTGCTGTGGCCTACTGCGCACTACGGCGCAACAAGGTTGACGTTCCGCCTTGGGAACTGTTCCTAGACCAACTGGACACCCTGTCCACGGGTAGCAACGGGACGGCTGACGATGTTGTGGGCCCTACTCCGCTAGCGGGATATACCGTCGAGCGATAGCTATCGCATTGTCGACGGGTACCGGGTACCTCCAATGGGTTCTCGACCCGCAAGCGTTGCTGACAGCTGAAGATTTGCTGAGGGACTGGTATGCCGAACAAAGCCGCAAAGCTTGAGCTTCAGGTTGATGCCGACACCGCTTCAGCGATCAAGGACCTGGACAAGGTATCCAAGGAAATCTTGGGTATCGGTGACGCCGCTGGAGGGTCGACTAAGGCCCTCAGCGACATGGCCGATGAGGCCGCCGGAGCCGCTGAAGGTCTGTCCGGCGCCTTCTCTGGGATTGTCCCTGTGTTTGACGTTGGGGAAATCCTGGGGAAGGTCGGTGAATTAGCCGGCAAGGTTGGGGAAGTCTTCTCTGACAAGCTCAATGCGGCCATGTCCTTCGAAGCTGGGCGGGACAAGCTCCAGGCCCAGCTAGGCCTATCCGCCCAGGACGCTGAACAACTGGGCCGCCTGTCGGCCGACTTGTACGCCGGAGCCTGGGGCGACTCCCTCGATGAGGTCAATGACGCCATCAGGACCGTCATTCAGAACGTTGGCCTGTCCGCTTCTGACCCGTCCCTGAAAGAGATCACGGCCAACGTCATCGACCTGGCCCATGCTTTCGACAAGGACCTAGGCGAGACCACGAGGGCCGTAGGTCAGCTAATCCGCACGGGCCTAGCCAAGG